GTAAAATGCAATGAGCGCAAGTTCAATTAGTCGAAAAGTAGCCGAGGTAGAAAAGGCTAAAAAAGTGGAGCGTAGAAATGCCCGTAACAAGCAAGAGGCCCCAGTTGCCCCCGCGCCAAAGCCAATCGAGGCCAAGGTCGTTGAGCAACCTGTCGTCATCGACAGCGGCGAGATCAAAGCAAAGCCAGCCGCTTCAAAAGGCTTCTTTAAAAAGAAAGCCAAAAAAAGTAATTAGTCGGTTTTCTAGTATTGCTAGGCCACAGCGGTTTACAGGAGTTTTTTGATGTCAGATAAAAAAGGCACTCCTCCCTTAAAGGACGTTATGGCTGGTTTAACTGATGAGCAACTCGCGGCTTTAAAAGAAGCTGTGAAAGCAGGAAAGAAAGGATACACATATGATCACAAAACTGGTCAGTATGGTTTTAAAATGCGTAACGGCGGTGTTGTCCCTCGTGGAATGGGTGCTGTCATCCGCAACCGATCTTGTAAGATCCGTTAGAGAGAAAATCGATGACGCCATCGAAAAAGACTTTGGAAGCTGGAAGTAGATACGAGAGGCATGACCTAGATGGTGATGGCATAGTATCTGACGAAGAGATTGCAAGAGAAAAAGAAATGGTTGAAATGGAGCTTCGTGAAGAGAAAAGCGAGGCTCAAAAGCGTATGGCGTGGATTGCAATGATCAGTATGATCGCATTCAGCATTTTTCTTTTTTTGCCGATTGTGTCTGACGGCAGAGTGAAGGCTTTGGCTGATTTGCTTGGTTTGTTTTACATAGCGCAAGCTGGTGTAGTTGGCGCTTATATGGGAGCGACTGCTTGGATGAGTAAGAAGTAATGTATCAGGCTCTTGTACTTGCTTGTATGGTCTTCCAGCCAACTGAATGTTGGCAACTGGAAGATCAGCTTGGGCCATACAGTTCTTATGAAAGATGCGAGGCTAGAGCGATAGAAATGGGAAAGGATGTTCACCTTCACATGAGGGGGTATCGGCCTATTTCTTGGAAATGCCAAGCACTGCCAAAAGGGAAATTAAGCACATGATGATGTGGGACATGCACGACAGAACAACGAAAGAGCAAGCAGAGAAGAACAGAAAATGATTCAAGCACTGATAGGGCCTATTGCCAATCTCGCTGGGACTTGGTTAGAAGGTAAAGTCGAAACTAAAAAAGCAGAGACTGGCGCGAAGGTAGCTAAAGCAAAAGCTGAAGCTGTTATTATGGAGAAGAAGGCCACTGGAGAGATTGACTGGGATCTCAAAATGGCTGATGCTTCTGCGTCAAGCTGGAAAGACGAGTGGTTAACAATTTTGTTTTCAGTGCCTCTAATTTTGGCCTTCTGTGGAGAGTGGGGCAGACAGATCGTAACAGATGGATTTTCTGCATTAGACGCTATGCCAGAATACTATCGTTATACTTTAGGAATAATCGTTAGTGCCAGCTTTGGTACAAGGGCAGCAAGTAAGTTTTTTGGGAAGAAGTAAATGGACGCTATACAACTAGCGGAGTATATGTTGAAAGACATACGCCAGTATAAGGCTGATTTAAGTCAAAGACTGGCGGATGGTTCGGTAGGCGATTGGAACGACTACCGGTTCATAGTGGGGCAGATACGCGGATTGACCTACTCTGAAGACCTTATTAAATCCGCGATGAAAGGCATAGAGCTAGAAGATGGCTAAAAAACTATTCGTCCCTGAGAGGATGGCAAAAAGCGCTGAATCCAGTCCGGTTCCAGCGGCAATATCAAAAGGTTTTGATACTCCGATAGACCCAAATGAAAAGAACACAGAAGACCCATCTCAGATGGATCTTTCCGCAATTGACCGGTTGCCACAACCTGTAGGCTACCGTTTGCTTGTAATCCCTTATTACATGAAGAAGAAGTCTGCTGGCGGGATTATTATTCCTGACTCAGTTAGAGAGCGTGAGAGCTTTGCTACTGTTGCGGCTTATGTCGTAAAAGTAGGCCCTGACGCATATCGAGACGCAAACAAGTTTCCTTCTGGGGCTTGGTGTAATGAGAAGTCTTGGGTATTGATGGGAAGATATGCGGGAAACCGGTTCAAAGTTGATGGTTTAGAGGTAAGACTTATCAATGATGACAATATTATCGCTACAATACTTGACCCAGCCGATATTTCTTATGTATAGTGGGAGACATGAACATGAATGAAATTCAAGAAAATATTCCTGAAGATCAGGAAACCGTATCGTTTGATTTAGATGACGACAATCAAGCGAGTGCTGTTGCTGTAGAAACTTCTGAAAAAGAAGAAACCCGAACAATTGTACGGGATTCTGATGATGGCGCAAATGACGATGATCTAGAGAGCTACAGTGAAAATGTTCAAAAGCGCATTAATCAGCTAACAGCAAAGCGTAAGCAGGCTATTGAAGAGGCAGAAGCCGCTTATCAGTATGCCCAGCAAGTCCAGACACAAAACGAAGAGATGAAAAGAAAGCTCTCCGATTTGGACAAGGGCTACATCAACGAGTACGGATCGCGTATTGCAAGCCAATCAGCCGCTGCCAAAAGAATGCTTCAAGAGGCATATGACAACGGCGACATGGAGAAAATGGCTCAAGCACAGGAAATCATTTCTGGCCTGACTATTGAAAAAGAGCGTTTACGCATTCAAAAGCATCGTTCAGAGCGTCAGGTTGCAGAAGAGCAAGCTCGAGCTGCACAGCCTCGTCAGCAAGCCCCGCAACAACCACGCCAGCTTGACAGAAAGCTTACAAGCTGGATGGAAAAGAACCCTTGGTTTGGTGATAACGGTGATCGCATCATGACTGTTAGCGCAAAAGTTATACATGAAGACATCGTTTCTAATGAGGGCTTTGACCCTAATAGCGATGAATATTATCAGGAAATTGATCGCCGCATGCGGAGAGAATTTCCTCACAAGTTTCAGGAGAAGCGGCAAAACGCCCAAGCCATTACTCCTGCGTCAAATGGACGGTCAGCTACCAAAAGTGGGCGGAAAAAGACTGTGGAACTAACACAGGGGCAAGTTAATTTTGCCAAGAAAATGGGAATACCTCTAGAGCGTTATGCCCAAGAGGTTGCTAAACTGGAAAGGAAGCAAGCGTAATGTCTGATCGCACAAACCGGGATTCGCAAACCCGTGAAAAACAAGCGAGAGTTGCCGATTGGAGACCGCCTTCAGCCCTTGAGGCACCAGAAGCACCTATTGGTTATAAGCATCGGTGGATTCGTGAATCTGTTATGGAATACGATGATCGTAACAATGTTCACAAACGCCGCCGTGAAGGATGGGAGCTTGTAAAAGCAGAAGACTATCCTGATTTTGATGCCCCTGTCGTTGATGAGGGTAAAAACGCAGGCGTAATTGGCGTTGGTGGTTTGGTTTTAGCCAGAATACCAGAAGAAATTGCGGATCAGCGTAATTCTCATTATCAGAATACCGCCCAAAACCAAATGGAAGCTGTGGATCGTGATTGGATGAGAGAGTCCAATGCCGCGATGCCAAAGCTTAAACCACAACGTAGCTCCTCTGTGTCCTTCGGTGGACCCAAAGGGGTAGCTGACAACTAGGAGAAAGAAAGATGGCGAACAAAGACGCTTCTTTTGGCCTGCGCCTTTCGCGTTCAGGCAACGGCTCCGATCTGCAAAACATGCAGAATAAGTACCGGATTGCATCTGGCTACAACACAACCATTTACCAAGGCGACCTCGTAGCGGTTGTTACTGGTGGTGGAATTGAACGTGTTGCTGCTGGCGGCTCTGGCCTTATTCTAGGTGTTTTCAACGGAGTAAATTACACTGACTCAGACGGCAAGCCGCGCTGGTCAAACAAGTGGACAGCAGGAACTGTTGCTTCAGACGCTGAAGCTTCTGTGATTGACGCTCCACACGCCGTTTTCGAGATTCAAGCAAACGCAGCAATGCCTGTAGCTGATCTCTTCGGCAACTTCGATATCGTTGACCAAAGCCCTGTTGGTGATAATGCTTCTGGCATTTCACGCATGGAGCTTGCTGTGTCTACTGGTGCGACAACCGCAACTCTTCCTCTGAAGGCGATTGATATCTCCACAGATCCAGAGAACAGCGATGTAGCATCGGCCAACACAAATGTCATCGTCATGATCAACAATCACCTGTTCTCAGGTGGCACACTTGGCTTGGCATAAGGAGGCTGAATAATGGCTATTTCTCGCGCACAACTAGCGAAAGAGCTAGAACCCGGCCTAAACGCTCTGTTCGGAATCGAATATGATCGTTATGAAGCCGAGCATGCAGAAATCTACGACACCGAATCTTCAGATCGTGCATTTGAAGAAGAGGTAATGCTCGTTGGTTTTGGAAATGCACAAACCAAAGCTGAAGGCGCTGGCGTCAATTTTGACAACGCCTCAGAGGCTTACACAGCACGTTATACGCATGAGACAATTGCTCTTGCGTTTGCGCTGACTGAAGAAGCAATGGAAGACAACCTGTATGACCGTCTGGGCGCACGTTACACACGCGCACTCGCACGTTCAATGGCTCACACCAAGCAGGTTAAAGCTGCCGCAACTCTTAACAACGCCTTCAACTCTGCCTTCTCTGGCGGTGACGGCAAAGAGCTTTGTGCAACTGATCACCCACTGGCTGGTGGCGGTACATTCCGCAACGAGCCATCAACTGCTGCTGACCTCAACGAAACATCACTTGAGAATGCCTTGATTGACATCTCAACATTCGTTGATGAGCGGAACATGATCATTGCTCTTCGTGGCATGAAACTGATCATTCCACCACAGCTTCAGTTTGTTGCTGATCGTCTTCTTGAGTCCACACTCCGCGTTGGCACAGCCGACAACGATGTGAACGCAATCCGCAACATGGGTATGCTGCCAGAGGGTTACACAATTAACCACTTCCTGACAGACCCTGATGCGTTCTTCATCAAGACAGACGCTCCAAACGGCTTCAAGCACTTTGAGCGTACTCCGCTTTCAACCAACATGGAGGCTGATTTCGATTCAGGCAACATGCGGTTTAAGGCTCGTGAGCGTTACAGCTTCGGCTACAGCGACCCACGCGCTGTGTTCGGTTCACCGGGCGCATAAGCGAACAATTATACGGAAAAGGGCGGCTATTCAGTCGCCCTTTTTTGTTGTACAATAAGTTATCCCTGACAGTCGCATGGTGCGGCTGACACTAGCCACGACAGGAGATAATCATGGCTCTATCTACTTTTTCAGGACCGGTTCGTTCAAATGCTGGTTTTCAAATTCCCGTTGTAGTTACCGCAGACCTGCCAGCTTTTGGCGATGTTGCCGTTGGAACCGTTTACATGGTTAGCGACAATGGTGTCGGTAACAATGAATATTGTATTGTTATTAATACAGGTGCCGCTTGGGTAACAGCAGTAGGCGCAGCACTTAGCTAAACAGGAGGCTTAGATGGCTGGTCCAGTAAAAGCCTATAATTTTGCTCAAAGTGCGTCCGCCGCTGTGGTGGGTCCTGCGCGTTCTCGTGTACGTCAAATTGTGATTTATGCGGCAGCGGCAGGAGCTTTTACCATTAAAAATGGTGGCGCATCTGGTGAGACATTAATTACGCAAAAGTTCCCAATCGGCATTCATCATCTGAACATTCCAGATGATGGGATTCTGGCTACAGGAGGCGCGTACATTTCTGCTTTCACTGGCGCAAGCAATGAACTAACAATCTTTTTGTCATAAAGGACTGTTATGCCCCACGAGATACGCTCTATAACCCAAGTTGGCACATCTGAGCCATTTGAGCTACAGGTGTCTCGTGGGCAAATTACGGGTCACTACTTTGTTCACAAGTTTGGTTACAACCCCATCATAGGCACTGATGTGGAGACCGTGTGGGCGCAGGGCGGTTTGTATGTGTACCCAACAACAGCATCCACGATGTATATTTCTAGCAGTTCTACTGCCGACACTTCTGCGGGAACAGGAGCTAGAACAGCAACTGTTTCTGGCTTGGATGCAAATTTTGACGAGATAAGTGAAACTGTTTCTTTAAACGGTCAAACAGGAGTGCAGTTAAACGGCGCTTTAAACTGGTATCGTGTTAATCGGATTGCTGTAAACACCGCAGGCTCTGGTGGAGCCAACGCAGGCGTTTTGTATGTGGGAACTGAAGCCACTCCAACAGGGGGCGTCCCGGTAAATAAATATGCTACAGTTGCTATTGGTGACAATCAAACCTTGATGTGCCTTTGGACAGTCCCAAGGGGTTATACTGCTTATGTCCATCAAAAAGATGTTTCCTCGTCTTCTTCCGCAGGGAAGTTTGCTATTTTTTCATTACTCGCTAGACCAGATGGTGGTGTTTTCAACATAAAAGACAGGGTTCTTTTAGCCAACAACAGCACGGCTATTTCTTATTGGAACCCTATAAAATTTACGGAAAAAACAGACATTGAAGTTAGGGCGCAGGCTGATTCTGCGGGTGGCACAATTACAGCCTCTTCCACATTAGACATTACATATATTAAGAATGAGGTTGGTGTATAATGGCTCGTAAAAAAGAGAATCCAATACGCAAAACCACTGGAAAAGGCGGTAACTACCGCAAAACTAAGTCAGGCGCTGGCATGACTGAAAAGGGTGTCAAAGCTTACCGCCGTAAAAACCCTGGTAGCAAGCTAAAAACAGCCGTAACCGGCAAGGTTAAAAAAGGCAGTAAGGACGCAAAGCGGCGAAAGTCATTTTGCGCTCGCAGCGCTGGTCAAATGAAAAAGTTTCCAAAGGCAGCAAAAGATCCAAACTCACGATTACGTCAAGCTAGAAGAAGGTGGAAATGCTAACAATGAATCAAAAGATTATTTTAGCAATTGCTGGTGTACTTAG